GGTGTGACGGTCGCAGGCTTCAGGTAGGCACCAGGTGCGGTGAGAGGTGATCACAAACGTGGATCAGTCTGGCCAGTGGCTTTCGCAGCGCGCGCTTTCGCGGGCACTGGGAGTCTCTGTTCAGACCGTCGGGCGCGCCATCGAAACGGGTCGACTTAGCAAGTCCGTCGTTCGTAGGGCAAACGGAGTGGCCAAGATCGCCAGTCTAGATCTGGCCCGGCAAGAGTGGGAAATGAACACCGATTTGTCGACGGCGCCGGTATCCGTTGCCGAGCGAACCACGCGGTACACGGATCAGCGCGGTACAACTCGAGCGAAGGATCTGCTCGATGAGCCCGTGCAGACACTTTCGGAAGCGGCTGCCGAGGAGAAGCGTTGGAAGGCGAAGCGCGCCGAGCTCGATTACAAGGTGCGATCCGGGGAGCTCGTTCCGAAGGATGACGTTCGAGCTTACAAGGCGGCCTGCGAGGCGCGACAGCTCGAGGAGTATTCCCGGATTCGGAATGCCGCCCTGGCCCTTCCGACCAAGCTGAAGCACCAGCTCCCACACCTCAGCCATAAGGACATCCTCGTGCTCGACGGCGCCGTGCGTGAGCTGCTCGAGGGGTTGGCGGACCCGGCGGCGAATGGGACGGCGGCGTGACCGCGGCGGAGCTCGCGCTCGAGGTCGGCTATCCCTCAGCACGACATGCGCTGCGGCCACCGCCGCGGCTGAGTCTGTCCGACTGGGCCGAGCGGCATTTCTATTTGTCTGCCGAATCGGCGGCCGAGCCAGGCCGGTGGAAGAGCCTGCCCTACCAGCGCGGGATTCTGAACGCGATCACCGACCCTTCCGTCACCCAGGTCTCGGTGATGAAGAGCGCTCGAATCGGCTACACGAAGTGCATCAACGCCGCCGTGGGCTACTACATGCACCAGGACCCGTGTCCCATCATGGTCGTTCAACCCACGATCGAAGACGCGCAGGGATACTCGAAGGAAGAGATCGCCCCAATGCTGCGGGATTGTCCCGAGCTCGCGCGATTGGTGCCGGAGCCGTCGACTCGGGACTCGAACAACACCATCCTGTTGAAGAAGTTCCCCGGCGGCGCGCTGCAGCTCGTCGGCGCGAACAGTGCTCGAGGCTTCCGGCGGGTGTCCAGGAAGGTGCTCATATTCGACGAGCCCGACGGTTATCCGGTCAGCGCCGGCGTGGAGGGCGACCCGATTCAGCTCGGCATCCGGCGCACCGAGTATTACTGGGACCGGAAGATCATCGCGGGGTCGACGCCCACCATTCAGGGGCGCTCACGTATCGAGCAGCTCTTCCTCGCCGGCGACCAGCGCCGCTACTACGTGCCGTGTCCGGATTGCGGTGCCATGCAGGTGCTCCAGCGGAAGTCGTTCGCCTGGCCGCGGGGGAAGCCGGAGCTCGCGGTCTACGTGTGCATCGCGTGCGGATCCGAAGTCGAGCACTCCCACAAGCGCGACATGGTCGAGGCGGGGGAGTGGCGACCAGGGCCGCATCCGCAGTTCCCGGACTCGCCGACGCCGGCGCCGTTCGACGGGCACGCGAGCTTTCATATCTGGGCCGCCTACAGCTATTCGCCCAATGCGAGCTGGGGGCAACTGTTCTCGGAGTTCACGGCGGCGACGCACGCCGGACCAGAGCACCTGAAGACGTACATCAACACGGTGATCGGGGAGCCCTGGCAGGACAAGGGCGAAGCGCCGGAGTGGCACCGGTTGTATTCGCGTCGTGAGTCCTACCCGATAGGGTCCTGCCCGAAGGGCGTGCTGTTCCTGACAGCTGGCGTCGACGTCCAGAAGGAGCGGCTCGTCTACGAAATCGTTGGATGGGGACGCGACAAGCGGTCCTGGTCGATCGAATCCGGCATCATCCCCGGCGATACCTCTGACACCGCGAAGGGACCCTGGCCGGCGCTGCACGCGATGCTGCAGCGCGAGTATCCACGTGAGACCGGTCCCGCGCTGTCGATTGCCATGCTCGCCGTCGACATCGGATTCAACGGACAGATTGTGTCGGGCTGGTGCCGTCAGTATCCGATGAACCGCGTGATTGCCGTGTTCGGTGCGCCGTCGGCGCACGTGCTGATTGGGTCACCGTCACGCGTGGACGTGAACGTGTCCGGCCGTCGGATGAAGGGCGGCTACAAGGCATGGCCCATCTCCTCGAGTATGGCAAAGAGCGAGCTCTACGGATGGCTCGCGCTCCGTGCGCCAACGGATGAAGGCCGCGCTGAGGGTCAAACAGACCCGCCAGGCTACTGCCACTTCCCTGAATACGGCGAGGAGTTCTTCCGACAGTTGACCGCCGAGCAGCTCGTGTCCAAGAAGCACCGCGGCTACACGGTGTTCGGATGGGAGCAGATTCCTGGCCGTGAGAACCATTTCCTTGACGCCCGGGTGTATGCGCGGTGTGCCGCGGCGCTCGCGGGGCTGGATCGCTTCAAGGAATCGGACTGGGCCGCGCTCGAGCGGGCCGTTGGTGAGGAACCACGAGTGGCGGCTGAGGTGCCAGGCCAGACCGAACCATCGAACCCGGAGCCGGCTCCGGCCAAACCGCGATGGGTGCAACGCCGGCAGGGGAGTTGGTTGAGAAAGGATCACTGATGGCCTACACACAAGCGGACATCGATGCATTGAAAGCACAAATCGCGGCCTTCGCGGGCGTGAAGTCCACCACGTTCGCGGACCAGTCGACCACGTTCGACCATGAGGCGGCGTTGAAGCAGCTCGCGATCATGGAAGCGGCGGTCAACGGATCGCGCACGCGCTACGCGGCGACCTCGAAGGGCATCTGATGCTCTCGATCTGTCTGCCGTTCTATCGCAATTCTGGCATGTTGGCCCACCAGTACGCCGTGTGGGCTGGCTATCCGTCTGCGCTGAAGGACCAGATTGAGATCGTGCTCGTCGACGATGGGTCACCCGAGCCGGCTATGGACGTGCCCCGGCCCGACGGGTTGCCACCGTTGCGCATCTACCGTGTGCTCGAGGACCGTCCCTGGCATCAGCACGGCGCGCGGAACCTCGCCGCGAGGGAGGCGAACGGATCCTGGCTGTTTCTGACTGACATGGACCACGTGTTGCCAGCTGAGAGCCTCGCGGTGCTGCTCGAGCGTGTCGCTCGGGTGAACGATGGGGTCTTTCTCTTTCATCGACTCGACGCGCCCGACCTGACGCCGAAGATGAAGAACGGGGTGCCTCACCCGCACACGAATACGTTCGCGGTGCGCAAGGCGCACTTCTGGGCGCTGGGTGGGTATGACGAGGACCTCCAGGGCTATGCGACGGATGGGTATTTCCTCCGACGACTCAAGGCTCACGGGACCACGCTCTTGATGGACGCGCCGATCGTGCGCTACTCCCGCGAGGTGATTCCGGACGCGAGCATGCGTGCCCCTGACGGCGTTGACCCGTACGTCTTCCGCCGGCAGGCGAAGCGGACGGTCGACAACGATCGCGTCATCGCAGAGAAGCTGGCGGCCGGGCTTCCACCGACGGTGATGAACTTTCCGTGGGAGCAATCGCTGTGAGCTACCCGCACGTCCTCAGTGAAATGGACACGCTCGACCTGGTGCTGTCCGGGCGCTCGATCGCGCGCTACGGGGACGGGGAATTCAAGGTGGCTGCCGGGCGATGGATCAAGTCCCAGGACGCGGACGCCGGCCTGGCGCAACGCCTCTGCGACATCCTGAAGGACTCGGGCGAGTGCCTGGTCGGGATCCCGAACATTCTCAGCGAGACGCCGAAGTCGAAGTTCTGGAATGCCCATCTGCACTACGAGAAGTTGTTGGTGGATCGGTCCTACGCGAGCTCGTTCATCACGCGGCCGGACTCGGCGCCGTGGATTCACACGCCCGAGTACTGGGCCAAGCTCGAGTCACTCTGGCGCGGGCGACCGGTCACGCTGGTGCGTGGCAGCACGAAGTCTCTGACCGGTGAGCTCCTCGTGCAGCATGGCTCCGGGCCCGTCACTGAAGTCGTCACCGAACGAAAGAACGCCTGGTACGACTACTCGTCGCTCTTGAAGCGGATCGGCACACCGGAACGGGCCATTCTCTGCCTCGGTGCCACGGCGACGGTCATGGCGGTCGACCTCTGCGCGCAGGGGGTGCACGCGATCGACCTCGGGCACGTCGGGATGTTCTACAAAAAACAGATCAAAGGCGAACTGATGATCGTCACCGACGAGGACAAAGTCGCATGAGTGACGCCTGGTCGGTCCCGCGCGAGTGGCCAGGGGCTCGATGCTTCGTCCTGTGCGGTGGCGAGAGCATCAAGGCACAGCGGGATCTGATTCCGAAGCTGGAGGGTCGGGTCATTGCCGTCAAGCACGGCGTGCTCCTGCGGCCCGATGCGGACGTGCTGTTCATCACCGGTGAGCGCGAGGCCAAGGTCTCGGCGCCGCTTGTGCCGCACTTCACCGGGACCTACATCGTGAACCGCGGCCGGCGGTGCCCGGAGCTCCCTCCGCAGACGAAGCGCGTCGGACGGTCGAAGGAACACGGGGCCCTCTGTGACATCCGGACCATGGTGTCCGGGTACGACGGCGGCACCAGCGCGATCAACCTCGCGTATCACTTCGGGGCGATCGAGATCGTGATGCTTGGTTACGACATGACCGGCGGGAGGTGGTTCAACGACGACAAACGCTACCGGATGCCCAATCCCTCACCGTCGAACTTCCTTCGGCACATGGCGCCGCTCTATGACCTCGCGGACGACGCGAAGTCGAAAGGGATTCGTATCGTGAACTGCTCGCCGATCTCGCGCGTGCAGGCGTTCGAGCGCCAGCCCCTGGAGGCGTTTCTGTGAGAGTCCTCGTGACGGGCGCGGCGGGGTTCATCGGGTCGCATCTCTCAGAGCGGCTGATCCGCGACGGCGCCGAGGTGATCGGCCTGGACGCCTTCACGTCGGCATACGATCCCGCGTTGAAGAAACAGAACGTCGCCTGGCTCCTCACGCAACCTCGGTTCACCCTGATTCGAGGCGAGATCGCCAGCGTCGCCCTTCCCGAACTGCTCCGAGGCGTGACGCACGTCGTGCACCTGGCCGGACAAGCCGGGGTGCGGGACAGTTGGGGCGCTGACTTCCGGACCTACGTGCATCACAACATCGAGGCGACGCAGCGACTGCTCGAGGCGTGCGTCGGGCTCCCGCTTGAGAAGGTCGTGTGCGCGTCGAGCTCCTCGGTATATGGCGACGTGGGCGCCCACTGGCGAGTGCCAGAGATGTCACCCCTTGAGCCAGTGTCGCCCTATGGCGTGACCAAACTGGCGGCCGAGCGACTGTGCCATGCGTACCACGTCGCGCACGGCGTGCCGACGGTGGCGCTGCGGTACTTCACTGTCTACGGACCACGGCAACGGCCGGATATGGGGTTCTCGCGCTTTATGCGGGCCGTGGTGCGCGGTGAGGCCGTGACCCAATTCGGTGACGGTCGGCAGACGCGAGATTTCACGTTTGTCACGGATGCCGTCGCGGCGACCGTGTCCGCGGTGGAACGTGGGACGCCAGGTGCTGTCTACAACATCGGCGGGGGGGCGAGCGTGTCGCTGCTCGATGTCTTCCGTCTGGTGGAGCAAGTGACCGGCCTGGCCCTCCAGATTCAGTTGGTAGACGCGCCACCGGGGGAGATGCGTCACACCTACGCGGACACGTCGGCGGCCGCGGCGGACCTGGCCTTCCATCCGACGGTCACGCTCGAGGATGGGTTGCGCGCGCAGTTCGCCTCGATGATTGAGCGACGACCGGAGGCCGCATGATCCGGATGTTCGTCGGCGCTGATGGCACCAACTGCGACCTTGAGAGTCAGGCCGTCCTCGAATACAGCGTGCGCAAGTTCGCGTCGGAGCCAGTCGAGATCGTCTGGATGCAGCAAGCTGCCGCAGGACCGTGGAGCGGCTGGCACACCGAGAGTGGACGCACGCCCTTCACGCACTTTCGCTGGGGCGTTCCGGCGGCGTGCGGCTACGAAGGCAAGGCTATCTACGTCGACAGCGACTTCTTTTTCCTCGCGGATATCGCGGAACTCTGGCATCAACCGGTGCCGAACGTGATCCTTCTGCATTCGCCCGAGGGAAAACTCAAGACGAGTTGCATGGTGTTCGACTGCGAGAAGGCCGAAGGACACATCCCGAGCCTCAAGGCGCTGAAGCAGATGCCGGACGTGAACGGCACGTTCACGAACTACTTTCGGGAGCATCGAGAATTGCTCACGGCCTACGAGGGCGACTGGAACTGCATCGACGGTGGGAAATACGAGTCCATGCAGGACCCGCGTCTGAAGGCGCTGCACTACTCGAGGATTGAGCACCAGTGCCACCTGCCGTACGCCCTGGCTAGGCTCAAGGCTGAAGGCCGCAAGCATTGGTACAACGGCGAGACAAGCGCTCACCCGCGCGCGGATGTGCAAGCCGCTTTCAATGCGCTCTACGCGGAGGCCTGCGACGCCGGGTTTCCTCCGGAGCGCTATCGCGTCGAACCGTTTACCGCCGCGACACGTCGCGACTTCAAGTATCGGGTGCCCGCGTGATTCATCTCCAGGACCGTATTTCGAGCGGATACCTCCACCAGCAGAAGGCGCTGCACGCGATGCCGCGCGGGTACGGCGCGCGCGGGTCGCATTGGGCCTCCACGGTGATCGCGGTCTGCGAACAATACGGGGCAGGTTCGTTGCTGGACTACGGGTGTGGTCAAGGGTCGCTGGCTGCGGCGGTGACCTTGAAGACATCGACGCTGGACTGCCGGGAATACGACCCGGCAATTCCCGGAAAGGACCGTCCGCCGGTGTTCGCAGACGTGGTGAGTTGCACGGACGTGCTCGAGCACATCGAGCCGGAATTCCTCGACAACGTCCTGACCCACATCCGGCAGCTGGCGCGACGGGCCGTGTTCCTCGTGGTGAGCACCAGGCCGGCGAACAAGGAACTATCAGACGGACGGAACGCCCATCTCATCATCCAGCCTGGAGAGTGGTGGCAGGCGCGCGTTGAGGCGGTGGGGTTCGTGGTGAAGCCTCCGCCGTCGATGGTGCCAGCGAAGAAACCCGGGAAGGCCTGGGTCGCGGTGCTCGAGCCATGACACCGCTGACGGTCGTCTGCCTCTTCGTGCGCGGGGAATATCCGTACACGGTCGAATACGTGCAACGTCTCCGCGAAGGCGTCTCCAGACACCTGTCTCGGCCGCATCGCTTCGTCTGCCTCACGGACCAACCCGAGGCGATGCCCCCGGGTGTGGAGTCGATTCGTGTGGCGCCATTCCCTGGGTGCATCGCCTTGTGGACAAAGTTGCAAATCTTCAACCCGGCGCAGGGGTTCACGGGACGGATGCTCTATCTCGATCTCGACACGCTCGTGGTCGGCCCGCTGGATCCGATCGTGGACATGCCGGCCGAGCTGGCGCTCGGGACCGACGAGCTCCGCAACGAGCGTCAACCAGGAGAGGTCGATCGGTTCGGCCGGCCCATCCTTCGGCAATACCAGGGCTCGGTGATCGCGTGGGACGCCGGCACGCAGGACCATCTGTTTACTGAGTGGACGCCGGACGTGGCGCAGGTCTGGAGCACCGACCAGGAGTGGTATGCGCTGACGGCCAGGGGGGCACTCGGGATGCCGTACGCGTGGTTCCCTCGGATCTCGCGCGTGCAGCCGCCATGGCCTGCGGCGGCGAAGGTGGTCCTCGTGAAGAAGCCGAAGCCGCACATCGCGGCCGACCGGTGGCCGTGGTTCAACGAGCAGTGGAGGGCGGCGTGATTCAACGTGACGGGCTCTGGTTCCCTGATGGCATTCCCCTCGAGAAGTGGGACTTCAGCTTCCGCCATGTGAAGTCGCTCGAATGGAGCCTCAGTCAAATCAAGAACAAGCGAAAGCGGACCGCGCTGCAGGCGGGCGGGAATGTCGGACTCTGGCCGCGGCGAATGGCCGAGGTCTTCAATCGGGTCATCAGCTTCGAACCGGACGGGCCCTCGCGCGAGGCGCTCATCGCGAACGTGCCGCCGACGGTGGAAGTCCACGCGAAAGCTCTTGGCGAAGCGAACCGGACGTGCTCGGTGAAGCGGTGCAGCACGGGATCGCATCGGATCCTCCTTGACGGTGAAGGCATTGAGGTCATCACGATCGACAGCCTCGGCCTCGCCGATCTCGACTTCCTGCAGTTGGATATCGAAGGTTACGAGTGGCACGCCCTCACCGGCGCTGCCGAAACGATCGAACGGTGTCATCCACAGTTGATTCAGGTGGAGCTCCGGCAGCACACGCTGAAATACGGAAAGACGCCGGAACTCGTGCGGGAGCTGCTCGCGTCGCACGGGTATCAGGAAGTGTCCCGACAACGTGGGCAGGACTTCGTGTTCGCCCGTCCATGAGGCCGATGACGCTAGTCCTGCCGTACTTCTCGAACCCTGGCATGTTGCGCGAGCAGCAGCGGGTGTGGCGGTCGTACGCGGAGGGCATCCGGGCGGCCTTACACGTGATCGTCGTAGACGACTGTTCGCCCCTGAAGCGTCGAGCGGTCCTCGAGGACACCGGCCTGGCGTCAGTACGGCTCTATCGCGCGCTCGAGAAGAAGCGCTGGAACTGGTTGTTCTGTCGGAACCTCGGGGTGCACCAGGCCGCGACGCCGTGGGTCCTGATGACGGACATCGATCACGTCGTGCCTGAGGCGACCTGGCGTGCGGTGATGACGGAACCGTTGACGCCGGCGTGTGTCTACCGGTTTGCTCGTGTGGATGCGCCGACGATGACGGTCGTGAAGTCCCACCCGAATAGCTGGTTGATGACGACGGGTATGTATGAGCGCGTCGGCGGGTACGACGAACGGCTGAGCGGATACTACGGAACCGACGCGGACTTCCGCGATCGCGTGCAGACGCGCGCGCGGGCGATCGTGGTACGCACAGACACGTTGATCCGGTATCCCGCGAGTGTCATTCCAGACGCGGAGACCACGGTCTATGGTCGGAAGGAACGCCAGGACAACGATGGCCTGGCCGAGGCGAAGGCCGATCGGGATCGGATTTCCAAGTGGCGGCCGCTCCGCCTCACGATTCCCTGGGAGCGCGTCGCGTGAGCCTCTCTGTGGTCTGTTGGAAGTGGAGCCCGCCGGAGGGATACCGCTCGTACTTCACTGCGCAGGCCGTGAACGTATTACGCCGGATGGTGCTCAAGCGGTATCGGCGGCCGCACCGGTTCATCTGCGTCACTGATGACCCGACTGGGCTCGATGCCGGCGTGGAGGTGGTGCCGCTCTGGGACGACTTCTCTGACTTGAAGAGTCCGCACGGGTTACGGAAGCCTAGCTGCTACCGGCGGCTGAAGGCCTTCTCCCCGGAGATCGCGCGCGTGTTCGGGGACCGGTTTGTCTCGCTCGACCTGGACGTCGTGTTGACGGGCGATATGGCGCCGCTGTGGGACCGGCACGAGGACTTCGTCATCTATCGAGGGACGTCTCGGAACCTCTACAACGGGTCCATGTTCCTGATGACGGCGGGGGCGCGGTCGCAGGTGTGGTCGACGTTCGACCCGCACACGAGCCCTCAACAAGCGAAGGCCGCGGGGTGCTTCGGATCAGACCAAGGCTGGATCGGGTTGTGCCTCGGTGCCGGCGAAGCGACCTGGAGTGAGCAGGACGGCGTCTACAGCTATCGGAACCAGGTCCGTACGCTGCGGACGTTGCCAACGAATACGCGCCTGGTCGTGATGCACGGGCAATGCAAGCCCTGGGATTCCGCGCTGCTCAATCGACACGAGTGGCTTCGCACGCACTGGCGATAGAGAGGGAGACTCCGATGAAGGGCACAGAACAGATTACCGTCCGCTCACACTGGCTGGACCGCGTTGTCGGCGCCGTGGCGCCACAGTGGCAGCTCAGGCGTGTGCGCTCGCGCGTGGCGTCCGAGCTCTTGCTGCGGCACTACGAAGGGGCTGGCAGTGGCCGCCGGACGCAGGGGTGGCGGAAGAGCAGCGGGGACGCGAATGCGGTCATCGGACCGGCTCTCTCGCGCCTACGAGAGAACGCCAGGGATTTGGTGCGGAACAACCCGTATGCGGAGAGCGCGTTGACCACCATCGCGGATGACGCCGTCGGGTGGGGCATCGTCGCGAAGCCGGCGACGGCGGATCCGCGGTTCGCGAAAGCCTGGAAGGCCTGGGCGGAGACCACGGCGTGTGACGCCGACGGCCGGCATGACTTCTACGGCCTTCAGAAGCTCGTCATGCGGACGGCCGTGGAGTCCGGGGAGTGCATCGTCAGGCGGCGGTTGCGGCGGCCAGACGACGGCCTGCCGATCCCGATACAGATCCAAGTGCTCGATCCGGATTTCCTCGACACCTCGAAGGATACGTCCACGCTCCCAAGTAGCCAGAATCGCATCATCCAGGGGGTGGAATTTGACGCGATAGGGCGGCGGGTCGCGTACTGGCTCTTCCCTGAACACCCCGGGTCCAGTTCGTCGGGATTTGGCACTTCGGTCCGGGTGCCGGCCGAGAGCGTGCAGCACGTCTTCAAGCCGACACGGAGCGGGCAGGTGCGCGCGGCGTCGTGGTTCGCGAACGTGCTCCTCCGGTTCAAGGACTTCGACGAATTCGAAGACGCGACGCTGATGAAACAGAAAATCGCCGCCTGTCTGGCGGTCATCACGAGCGACGTGGATGGCAGCGCGACGGCACTGGGCACGACCACCACGGAGAACCCGGAGATCGACAGCCTCGAGCCCGGGATGATCATGAACGTCCCGCCCGGTCGGACCGTCGAGGTCGTGCAGCCGCCGCAGGTTCGGGAGTACGACGCCTATTCGAAGACGGTCCTTCGGGCGATTGCGACCGGTCTGGGTGTGACGTACGAGGACCTGACCGGGGACTACCAGGACATGCCCTTCAGTGCGGCGCGGATGTCTCGGATGCGCCACGAACGGCGGATTCACGACTGGCGCTGGCGGATCCTGATTCCCCAGTTCTGCGATCCGGTGTGGGTCTGGGCGCGTCAGGCCGCGGCCGTCATGGGCCAGGCGAACGTCGACACGATGGCCAAGTGGACGCCGCCACCGTTCGCGATGGTCGATCCGGTCAACGAAGGCCTGGCGGTCCAGCGGAACGTGCGGACGGGGATCACGAGCATGCCGGAAGCCATTCGAGAGCGTGGCTACGACCCGGATGACCTCATGGAAGAGATCGCGGAATTCAACAAGAAGCTGGACGATCTCGGCATTGTCCTCGACAGCGATCCGCGGAAGATGACGCAGGCGGGGCAGTTCCAGCAAGCGCTCACGGAGAAGACGGCACCCGAGGATGCCGCGGCAGCGGGTCGGAGCCTCCTGCACGCCGTCGGGGGCAAGCGGTGACCCAGTCTCGCATCGAGGCCTGCTACTTCGAAGCGGGTCAAGGGCCGTGGTCGCGCCTGGCGCGCGTGCTCGACTACTCGGCGCGGCGGTCGTGTCCTGAGTGGGACGTCCGCGTCGAGCGGATCCAACCGAAGATGATTCACGCGAACGCGCGATCGTCATTCAAACAGAACACCCAGAAACTCGACCATTGGGCGCAGCTCGTGGAGATGGCCCCGGAGGGTGATCGGATCGTGCTGATGGACGCCGACACGATGGTGCTCCGGTCGCTCGACGACGTCTGGGACAAGAACTTCGACTTCGCGTACACGACGAAGTCGGCGCGGTTCCCGTTCAACGCGGGCGTGATTTTTCTGCGCGTCTCCGATCCGGTCCGGGTCTTCGTGCGGGAATGGTCATTTGAAAACAGGAGACTGCTCCTGCAGGACCCGCACAAGGGATCCAGTCAGGGCTGGCGCCAGAAATACGCGGGTATCAACCAAGGAGCGTTGGCGAACATGCTGGCCGTGCTCGGCTCCACGATTCGCATCGAGACATTGCCCTGCGCGGAGTGGAACTGCGAGGACTCGGCCTGGGCGACGTTCAACCCGGCCGTTACCCGAGTCGTGCACGTCAAGAGTGCGTTGCGGGTCGCCTGCCTCGGGCGCGAACAGCCGAATGGGCCCTTGGCCCCATTGGTGACGATCTGGCGCGAGCTCGACCACGAGGCCGCGCGGGAGGTGCGGGTCGCATGATTCCCAGAGCTGACCAGAACACCATGGTGACGCCTGGCGACCTGGAACATCGAGAAATTCCGAACCCGGAGAAGACAGAGTTCGAACGGAATGAGATCGACCCAGCGAAGGCTTCGGACTCTGACAACGAGCCCGACGATGAGGACGACCTCGTCACATGATTCCGTCCGCCCCTGAGAATCGAGCGGTCCCACCAGAACCCCTCACGGATCGACAACGCGAGGTCTACGCGGAGATGGTGCGGTACGGACAGTTCGCTGGCGAGCCACCATCGGTGCGGTTCCTCGCGCGCCGTCTCGGGTTGCACTGGACGACGGTGCAAGATCATCTTGTCGCCATTCACCGCAAGGGCTGGCTGCCATCGCCGCGCCCGTCGCTCTATCGGCGCTAACCGATACCCTACATTTTTCCGGGTTACGCCTTCGCGTTGGACTTGAGACGCTAGGGTCCCGATGCGCGAACCCAGCACAGTTGAGATTCCGCCGCTCAGCGTCCGCGCAAATGTCGCGACCGTTGACGAGGCGGCGCGCACCGTCGAGTTGATTTTCTCGACTGGTGCGCCTGTTGATCGCTTCGACTGGATGAGTGGGAAGCGCTTTATTGAGAAGCTCTCGCTCGACCCGAAGCACGTCCGCACCGAACGGCTGAATTCTGGGGCGCCGCTCCTGAATGCCCACTCTGCCTACTCCCTTCAAGACCAGATCGGCGTGGTTGAGTCCGGCAGCATCAGGATCACTGGTAAGGAAGGCCGTGCGACCGTTCGGTTTTCCAAGCGTGCCGACGTCGAGCCGATTTGGGGCGATGTCCGCGACGGGATCATCCGGTCCGTCAGCGTCGGGTACCGCGTGCACAAGTTCGAAGAAGAGCAAGGCAAGAACAACGCCCTCCCGGTGCGCACCGCCGTGGACTGGGAACCCTACGAAATTTCGATGGTCCCGATGCCGGCAGATACCGGCGCCCGTGTCCGCAACGAAGAGAAAGCCATCACCAATCCGTGCGTGATCGTCACGCGTGACGCCTCGGACGACGACCGAGATCGCCGCTTCAAGTTTCTGAGCGCCTGGGTTCCCAGGTCGCGATTCGCTTCAGGGAGATAGACACATGTTGAAGGAACTTCGTGAAAAGCGCGCTCGGCTGCTTCGTGAGGCTGAGGCTCTCAAGGGTCGCAACGGAGCGTTCGCTACCGATCAGGCGCGGACGGACTTCGACGCGAAAATGACGGAGATCGAGGGCATCGACGAACAGGTGCGCGGCCTCGCCTCTGAATTCCTCGTCGAGCCCAACGTGTTGGACCCCGGAGCGCCCACCCGTCAGGTCGAGAAGCCTCGCCTGGAGCTGGACCAGGAGGAGCCCACGGATGCCGCGCGCGGCGCTGCGGCCGAACGGGAGCGCATCGAGGGCATCATGGCGGCCTCACGCGCCGTGAAGATTCCGGCCACGATGCTCGACCGACTGATCAAGGATGGCACGCCACTCGTCAAGGCGCAGGCCGAAATCCTCGACGAGCACCGGAAGCGCGGCGGTGACGCGATCGGCGGCTCGCAGCGCGGCGGTGCGCCTGATGTGCGCATGGACGGGCCTGACCCGCTCGTGCACGTGCGTGCCGGTATCGAGGGCGCGTTGTTGCATCGGTTGGCCCCCGAGCACTTCAAGCTCGACGACGTCTCCCGGAACTACCGCGGGATGACGATGCTCGAGGTGGGTGCCACGTATCTACGGGCGCAGGGTGTGCGCACCACGAACCTCTCCAAGATGGAGCTCGCCGGCGCGGCGCTCGGTCTGAAGCGGGCGGCCGGAATGCACACCACGTCTGACTTCTCAGAACTGTTGGCGGACGTCGCCAACAAGACTCTTCGTCGTGCCTACGAAGAGCAGCCGCAGACGTTCGCGGTCCTCGGCCGCCGGGTCACGATTCCGGACTTCAAGCCCGTTCGTCGCCTGCAGATCGGGGACGCACCCGCGCTGCTCGAGGTCAACGAGCACGGGGAGTTCACGCACGGCACGATCGGCGAGGGCAAGGAGCAGTACCAGCTTGCCACCTACGGTCGCATCTTCGCGATCACCCGCCAGGCGCTCATCAACGACGACACCGAAGCGTTCGCCCGCGTGCCGATGATGTTCGGGCGCAAGGCGCGCGTGCTCGAGTCGAACCTGGCCTGGGCGCAGATCACGTCGAACCCAACGATGGGCGACTCCAACGCGCTCTTCAGTGCCGCGCACGCGAATGACGCGAGCGTGTTGCAGCTCGGTCCGATCGCGATTGCGTCACTCGGGGTGGCGCGCGCGGCGCTCCGCAATCAGACGAGCCTCGACGGCGACCTGATGAACCTCAGCGCCAAGTATCTCTTGGTGCCCCCGTCGATGGAGACACTGGCGGATCAGTTCGTGACGGTCATCCAGGCCCAGGCCGCCGGTAGCGTCAATCCGTTCCAGGGCAAGTTGGAGGTGATCGCTGAGCCTCGCCTGGAAGCGATCAGCTCCTCGGCGTGGTACGTCTCGGCGAGCCCAGCGAACATCGACATCCTCGAGTTCGGCTACCTGGAAGGCCAGGAGGGTCCGATGATCGAGAACCGCGTCGGGTTCGATGTCGATGGTGTCGAGATCAAGGCCCGTCTGGACTTCGCCGCGAAGGTCATCGACTGGCGCGGACTCTATCGCAACGAAGGCACGGGCGCGTCGTAAGACGACAGCCGTCAGCGCGACGACGAACAGGATCGGGAACCGCGTCCAGGAGACAGACAGATGATCAATTACCAGCAGGAAGGCGACATCCTCACGCTCGTCGCGCCGTCAGGCGGCGTGGTGAGCGGGGGTGTCTACAAGATCGGCTCGTTCATCGTCGTCGCGGCGGCCGCCGTCGCGCAGACCTTGCCCTTCGAAGGCAAGCGGCGCGGCGTCTTCCGTGTGACGAAGGTGGGCTCGCAGGCGTGGACCCAGGGTGTTCCCGTCTACTGGGACAACGGCAACACGCGCTTCACGACCACGTCTGGCGGCAACACGCTCGCCGGCGCCGCGGTGGAAGCCGTGGGAGCTGGCGCTGGTGAAACCACCGGCGTCGTGCTGCTCGACGGAACCGTCCGATAGGACGCGGCCGTGGACTTCGGGGCACTCCGAACCCTCGCGCTGGACGTGAACTTCAGCGTGCACGGAGTGCCCGCCACGGTCACCGTCGAGGGCCTGGACCCAGTAGAGACGCGCGTGATCTGGATGACCCCCGTCAGCGAGGACGTGCCGATCGGTGCGGACTATACGAGACGGGAGCCCATCCGGATCGCCGCCCTCACCAGGTTGGATGTGCCGAACGTGCCACGCGGGACGGTCATCGTGGCGCCAGAGAAGGGCGGCGGCGAGGACGTTAGCTGGGTGGTCGATGGCCACGACCGGCAGGAAGCCGATCACAACCGGGTGTACGTGAAGCGCCAGGTCTGTGCGTAATGCCGAACGACAGCCGGCGCCGGCGGATCTTGGAAGCGACGCGTGAGCGGCTCCTGCGGATCCTGATCGCGAACAACTGCCGCACGGACCTCGGGGCGAACGTGCAGATGGGGGAGGCCAAGATCTTCGGGCCTGATGACCCCCGACAGGTGTTGGTGATTCGACCGGGCCAGGCGGTGGTCGATTCGCAGCAGTTACGGGTGCGCTACATGTCGCTGGCGGTGGACGTCGCGATCCTGTTGGCACCTGACGTCGACGAACCCTGGGCCATCGTCGAAGACGGGCTCGCGGACATCAAGGAGGCACTCGAGTTGGACGCCGGGACACTCATCGACCTACTGACTCCAGGACGCGACAACGCGACCGGGATTCGGCTCGTGTCGGAGGAGTCGTTCGAGCGGCAGTCTGGCTCTGACGTGTCTGGAGCGGTTCTCTCCTACCTGTTCCACTACCGCGAAACCTTCGGAGTGCCGACGGCCTGATGACTGGCTTCTCTGTGCGCTTCGGTACCGAAGACACGCTCGACGCGCTTGACCACGTCGGCGCGGCTGGCTTACTCGCGCGTCGGCGCGCGGTGCGGCGCACGGCCTCGAGCGTGCGCACGTTCATGGGCCGAGAAGTCGCGCGCGATACCGGCCTGCGCGTCCGGACCGTCGACGCCGAAGTGAAGGTGCGCGTCGATGACCACGACGCCAGCGCGACCATCAGTATCAGCGGCGCACGGATCCCCTTGATTGACTTCCACGCGCGCGGACCTGAGCCCTCCCGCGGGAAGGGTCGCGGCGTCACTGCGAGCGTCCAGGGGCAACGGAAGCGCTATGCGAACGCGTTCATCGCGACGATGCGCAGCGGGCACCGGGGCGTCTTTCAGCGAAGGGCCACGCGCCGCCTACCGATCGTGGAACTGCGCGGACCGTCACTGCCGCACGTCTTCGCGAAGTACATCCCGCTCGGTGTGCAACGCGCAGAAGAGATGATCGAGAAGAACCTCGAGCACGAGTTGGAATTCGCCCTTTCACAGGAGTAACCGATGGGACTGCCAAACGCATATCCGTATGAAGTGATGGGAGCCCCGCACTCCCTGTATATCGCGCCCGCCGGGGAAGCCCGGCCCGCGATCGATGTCGCCCCGTCTGGCGGGTGGGTGCTCGTCGGCACCGCCGGCAACCGGAGCTACGCCGAAGAGGGCGTGCGGGTGAACAGCCCGGCGGCCTACAACTACTTCCGTGGCCACGGCAGCGCGGCGCCGCGCAAGGCGTTCCGGTCGGAAGAGGACGTCATCATCGGCGTCACCCTCGCGGACATGACGCTCGAGTCGCTCGCGACGGCGTTCAACAAGTTGGCCGCCGACGTCGTCGAGACCGGCACCACGCGGAAGCTCGGCCTCGCGCGCGGGTTGGGCGTCCAGACGGTGGCCCTCCTGGTGCGCGGTCCCTCGCCCTACATGGACGACGGCTTCGCCCAGTTCTGGGTGCCGACGGCGTGCAACGTCACGTCGATCGAGCTCAACATGCGCCGCGAGAACGCGACCACCTACCCGCTGGAGTTCCGGACGATCTGGTACGACCTGGCCGCCAGCGGCGAGGAAATGGGCGTCTACGAAGCGGAAGACGAAACCACGTAGACCGATGCTGTCCGACGACGCGTTGCTCCGGCAGTACCGGCAGGCGCAGTCGGAGGTGGCCGTTCTGAAAGCCGCGGTTCGGCGTCATCGCGAGGCGCTCCGGACCGCGGCGAGAACCCTGGGCATTGTGTCAGCGCAGTGCCAGGGGCGCGGACTCTCACTGACATCACCGCCACACGGCGTAGAAGGAAAGGACCTTCATGGCCACTCCAATTCTCGATCTTGATACCCTCGCCAACCGTCCCGTCGTCACGTTCAAAGGCAAGGAGTACTGGCTGCGCACGCCTGAAATACTCCCGCCGCTCCAAAGCTACAAGCTGAAGAAGACGTTCGAGAAAGCCGCGGAACTGGAAGGCAAAGCGGAGCTCTCCCAGGACGAACAGACGGAACTGCAGCACATCCCGGATCGGCTATGCCGGTTGGTGCTGGACGCACCAGAGGAGGTGCTCGCGGAACTCTCCGACGACCTCCGGACGCTGGTCGTGCAGAAGGCGATCACCAGTTTTCAAAGCGGCCCGATGTTCCCGCCGCAGGGCGCGGGCCCGACGAGTCCAGCGGCCGAGAGCTCGACTGGGGCGACCTAGTGCCGCGACTCGTCCGGTTCTACGGCGGCGACCCGATGACGTGGCTCGAAGGCACGCCGTCGGCCGTCATCACCGCCTGCCTGGAGATGTTGCCGAAGCTCGAAGCGGAGGAGCAGATCGACGGCGTGAACGTCACGGTGCTTGGCTCTGGAAATGCCGAGGCGGACTCGGCGCGCGTCCTGAAGCAGAAAATGGAGATCGCCGCGGCTGGACGGGCAGGCCGGAAGAAGGCTGACCCGGGCGTGCTGGCGGCACAGGGCTTCGCGGTTCGCCGCGTCAAGCGAAAGAAGAAGGCGGCGTCTGAATAGATGGCCTTCAATGTTCGAGTAGGCAGGGCCGTCCTCGAACTGACCGCCGAAGGTGCGTCGTACGACACCGCGATCGACAAGGCCAAACAGAACGCCCGCGAGCTCGGCGGCGAGTGGAAGAAGGCCGCGGCGGATCTCCGGACGTTCTCGTCGCAATACCAGGCGGCCGCCCGGAACGTCTCCAGCCTGACCGAACAGTTCCAGGGCGATCGCGTCATCGCCCAGGCCAACCACATCACGACCGCGGTCAAGAACATCGGCGGCGTTTCGAAGTTGACCGTCGCCGAGATGGGGCGCATCAACGCGCCGCTCTCCGAAGCCATCGCGAAGTACACCGCCCTCGGGCAGGTGGCCCCGAAGGCGATGGTCGATCTCGAGATGGCCACGCGGAAGGCCGAGCAGCCGACGTCGTTCCTCTCGACGAAGATGGTGGCGCTCGGCGCCGCGGTGGGCACCTTTGCATCACAACTGGCGATGCAGGGGATCCGGACGCTGGTGAACTGGGGGCGTGAGGCCTTCGACGCCGCCGGCAAGATCACGGACCTCGCGGACGCGACGGCGCTCAGCACCACGACGATCCAGCGGATGCAGTACGTGGCGGACCAGACGGATACGACGCTCGAAGCGCTGTCCGGCTCCGCCTTCCGGCTCGGGGTGCGTCTCGCGGGTGGCAGTAACAGCGTCAAGGATGGCGTCGACGCGCTCCGTCTGTCGTTCGCCGAGATCCAGCGGATGCGTCCCGATCAGCAGTTCGACGCGATCATGGCCGCCCTGGGGCGTGAACAGAACCAGCAGGAGCGGAACCGGATCGGCGTGCTCCTGTTCGGGAAGCAGTTCAGCGAGATCGCGGCCGCGGTGCAACAGGGCTACGCGGACATCGCCGCCGGCGCGGAGGTGTCCTCCGAGGCGCAGTTGCGCGCGCTCGACCAGGCCAGTGATCGCTGGTCGGCCTTCATCCGCAACACCAAGACCGGCGTCACCTCGTTCCTCGGCGAAATGCTCCTGATGCAGGACGCGATCGAGGAGGTGTCGAAGTCCCGCGGGTGGATGAACGGGCCCCCGCAAGACTACGGCGCCGACTACGGGCAAGCCTACGCGGAGGTGGTCGCGGAAGCGCAGCGGCGTGTGCAGACCGGTCTGATGGGTGGTCGCAAGGAAGACATTGCCCTGACCGAGGCCAGCACCCAGGCGCAAGCCACGTACGCGCAGCAACTGCAGGCCGTGCGCGCGGAACTAGACAAGCTGACGACGGCGCAGCGTCGCGAGATCGATGCGGCCCAGCAGCTCGGAGTGAGCACCGACGAGCTCGAGGCGAAGTACGGCCTCAGCGAAGGGGCCCTCAAGCTCCTGAACGCCCAGACGAAGGACTACGAGAAGTCGCTCAAGTCGTCGACGGCGGAAGCGGAGAAGGCCAGGGAGGCGCAAGAGGCCTGGCACGCCAGCTACCGCACGATGATCCCGACGTTCTCCCGTTGGATCCAGGCCGGCAACGACGCGAACGTCACGGTCAAGGACTCGCTCGATCTGTTTAGGGCGATGCCGGCAGCCATCACCTCGGCCGCCGACTCGATCGAGGGCCGCTGGATCCCGGCCATGCACGGCGTCACGGCGCTGTACGAGGCCACGGCGCGCGCGAGGGAGGCCCAGCAGGAGTTACAGGACGGCGGGTTTCTTTCAGCTCCGCCTGTTATCCAGAGCGAGGACGCCTCCGGGGAGGCCCGCGAGATCGCGCGCACGAACACCCAGAAGCGGCTCGACGTGCAGCGCGATCAGATCGTCGCCTTCTGGAAGAGCCAAGCCGCGACGATCGAGAACGCCTCACTCGGCCGCATGGGCACGCTCCTGTTCGGCAACTTCGGCCACGACGCGAGCGGAGAACTGAAGGCCGCGGCCGACAAGGCCCACCAAGAGTTCCTGAAGATCCAGCGCAGCGGGAAGGCCACGGCGGAAGAGCTCACCCTCGCCTTCGAACGGTGGCGCGAGGCGGAAGAGCGCGCGCACGTCCCGTTCAGCCACCGGTGGAAGACGTTAATGGGTGGGATCAAAACCACCTTCGTGAGCGTCCTCGACGAGATGCTCCAGTACTTCCTGAGCAACTTCCTCAAGGGCATCATCAAGGGCTTGGCCGGCGCGAAACTCGGGCAGCACATGGCCTCGCTGTTCGGAGGCGGGGGCGGGGG